CTAAACCTATAAATGAGGTAGGTGAGGCATCAGCTCAACCGTATGAGTATAAACTAGACGCTGAAACTTATTATAAAGTTGAATATACATTTACTACTGATTCTGGTTTAGATTACATAGTTAAATTTGACCTAGATGATGATATGGCAGATGTAGTTTTTTTAACGAAACAATCTTTAGATATTGCAAGATCAGGAGGTAAAAATGTATTTCTTCAAACATTTAACAAAGGAGAACTTTTTAAAGTTATGGCTACTATAACTAACATTGTTAAGGAATTTTTAGAAAAATATACTGACATTAAAACGTTAGTTATATCTCCATCTAAAGAAGATGATACTGATAATCAAAGAGCTAAGTTATACTCAGCTTTTATTAAAAANAATATTGNCCCTNACANGTATTCATTTGAAGAAAATGNAAAAGAAATAAAAATTACAAGAAATCCAGTTAATGAAAATCAAAATGATCCAATAGATTCAATTAAAATGGATGTTCCATTATTTCTTCGTTCTNTAGAATATGCTAGAGAAGATGCTAAGGATGATATGGACTTACATGATTTTACTGAAAAGGCAATTCAAGGTACTAAACAAAAAGGTACTTTATCAATGGCGGATTATGATGATCTAACAAGACAAAAAATAAAAGAAATAATCCAACAAGTCATATCAGAAAAAAAAACTAAAAGAGATCGTTGCCTCCGTATAGCAGACCGTAAATTTGATAAACCATCAGCATATAAATCAGGAGCAGTAGTTAGATGTAGAAAAGGTGATATTTGGAAAGATTTAAAAGAAGAACAAATGTCCCCCCAAGAAATTATATCTAAAATAAAAACATATAGAATCCCATATAAAGAATTCAATCAGAAAATGAAAACTGATTGGATTCCTATGTGGAAAGAAGAGTATGGTAATGACATAGCTCACATTAATGAACTAGTTGCACGCCATTTATTGTATCAAATATCAGAGGATTTGTTTGGTGGAGTTGAAGAAATAGAATTTGCAAATAAATCTAAAAATCCTACAAATCATTTTCAAATGATTATGTATTTAGGTGATGTAATTTTATGGACTAGTCCTTTTATATACGTTGACAACAATCATAAAGCTATCGCCAGACGATCTGAAATTAAAGTTTTAAATAATGATTATGATGATATAGGGGTGCTAAAAGAAGACGAATCATTACATAAATGGTTTAAACGCTCTGGTACACCAGGTAAAGAAGGTGGATGGGTTGATTGTAATGCACCAATCAGAAAAGATGGTAAAATTACAGGATATAAATCTTGTGGTAGAAAAGAAGGAGAAAAACGTTCAAAATATCCTTCATGTCGTCCAACTCCTGCAAAATGTAAAGATAAGGGTAAAGGAAAAACATGGGGTAAAACCAAATAACATACATATAATAAAATGAAAATAATGTTGCATAAATTGGTTGTCGGCTTAACCTTAATATTTAAAACTATGAAAAAACTATTTAGCCGTACGTCTTTAATCATGCAAATCTTCCAAGATGATAAAGGTAATTACTCCAGCAACCGCTTTGTTGGAATTATGTGTGCATTATCACTTTGTGTAACTATGTACCACAACCAATTCACTACAGAAGACATTGCTCCTGCTCCTATGTTGATTCAGTCAGTAGCAGCATTAGCTTTTGGTGCTTTAGGTTTGGGTGCAGCAACTCGCATCTTTAAAAAAGATAAAGACCAAGAATAAATTTATTATATTAAATAGTTATGTCAAGACCATATAGGGATATTTTCTCATCAAACAATACTATAATAAGAGAGTTTGGAGATGACATAGACCCTATTGAACTTATGTGGCATAGGGATCTTAAATCCCGTATCATTACTGTACTGGAAGGACAAGATTGGTTTTTTCAGCATGATAATTGTATGCCTATTCGACTTGAAACAAATACCCACATATTTATACAGGAACAAACTTACCATCGTTTAATTAAAGGGCAAGGAAAACTAATATTACAAATACAAGAACTATGAAAATTACTAGACAAGAATTTACAAAAGCAATCAGAGAAGAAATCATTGAGATGTTATCTGGTGATAATAATCCTATGACAGACCAAATTTTTGCTTTAATCAATCAAGCTAATTTATCAGATGACGCTAAAGAGGTAATGATGAAATGGATGGAACATACTGATAATCCTCAAGCTATTATAGACTATCTTGAAGGAACAATGAATGAAGCCACTATTGAAGTTACACCTGAGGATTTAGATAAAGTAAAATCTAAAGCTAAACCTGAGGATACTATTAAAATAGTTAAAGAAGTAGATGAAGATGAAATTGATAAAAAAGCAACTAAAGCTGCTTCATCCGGTAAAAAAGATTCAATTATCTCATTAGCCAACCAACTCGTTAAAGTTGCTACTGAAATGAAGTCATTAGCTAAAGAATACAAATCAGCTAAAGAAGGTAAAGAAACTGAAAAAGAAAAAGAAATTTTATCTAAATTAAAAGAACTTACCGCTCAAAAGAAAAAGCTTGAAGCTAAATTAAGCTAATAAAAATATGCCTACTGACATAAAAGACATAATCCGGCAGGAGTATGTTAAGTGTGCGAGTGACCCCGCTCACTTCATGCGAAAATACTGTTACATCCAGAATCCAACAAGAGGAAGAGTTTTATTTAATTTATACCCCTTTCAGGATAAAGTTTTAAACTTATGGAAAGATAATCCTTACTCCATAGTTTTAAAATCTCGTCAGTTAGGTATCTCAACATTGGTGGCAGGGTATTCTTTATGGTTAATGTTATTCCATAAAGATAAAAACGTATTATGTATAGCCACTAAACAAGAAACAGCCAAAAACATGGTTACTAAGGTAAAATTCATGTATGATAATTTACCTTCTTGGCTTCGAATCTCCAGCAGATGAAAAAAATAAATTAACATTACGATTATCAAACGGTTCCCAAGTCAAAGCAGTATCTGCTGCCTCAGATGCAGGCCGTTCAGAAGCCGTATCTATGTTAATTATAGATGAGGCTGCCTTCATTGATGGTATTGATGAAATATGGGCATCTGCCCAACAAACTTTAGCAACGGGGGGAGGAGCAGTTGTATTATCAACTCCATATGGTGTTGGTAACTGGTTCCATAAAACCTGGACTAGAGCTGAAGCACAAGAAAATGACTTTTTACCTATTAAATTACCTTGGTACGTACACCCAGAACGAAATGAAGAATGGAGAAAACGTCAAGATGAACTTTTAGGTGACCCTAAATTAGCAGCCCAAGAATGTGACTGTGACTTTAACACATCTGGTGATATTGTATTCCATTCTGAATGGATAGACTTTATATCTCAAACCTCAATTCAAGAACCTATTGAACGTAGGGGAGCAGACAAAAATTTATGGATATGGGAACCTGCTGATTATTCAAGAGAATATATGGTAGTAGCAGACGTAGCTAGAGGAGACGGAAAAGACTACTCAGCATTCCATGTAATGGATATTGAAAGTAATGTTCAAGTAGCAGAATTTAAAGGACAACTACCTCCAAAAGAATTTGGATATTTCCTAACAGGTATACCACTGAATATAATAACGCTTTACTTGTTGTAGAAAATTCAAATATTGGATGGTCAACTATTGACGCTATTATTGAAAGAGGATATAGAAACTTATATCATGCCCCTAAATCTGAAACACACACATACGAATCATATTTTAACAAATACGAATCATCCTCAAATACAGTACCTGGATTCAGTATGAATCTAAAAACACGTCCTTTAGTAGTAAATAAATTTAGAGAATATATTGGTGATAGATCAGTAATTATTCGATCTAGACGTTTACTAGAGGAAATGAAAGTATTTGTATGGAAAAATGGAAGACCTGAAGCCCAAACTGGGTATAATGATGACCTTGTTATGTCATTTGGTATAGGAATGTATTTAAGAGATACATCTTTAAAGTTTCAACAACAAAGCCTAGACTTATCTAGAGCAGCCCTCAACAACATATCAAGCAATAAATATGGATATTCTGGCGCCTACTCAGGTCATAACAACCAAAATCCATATAATATGAATGTAGGAGGAAAAGATGAAAGTATTCGTTGGCTTTTCTAAAATTTTTTCTTATCATATATGACATACATATAACATATGGCAGACAAAAGACTATTTCCTAGATTAAAAAGATTATTCTCCACAGACGTAGTAATACGAAATGTAGGGGGAAATCAACTCCGTGTAATGGATATTAATAAAATCCAACAATCAGGAGAACTTGAAACAAACTCATTAGTAGACAGATTCAATAGAATATATACGAATCAGCCAACTTCAATTTACGGCCAACAATTTAACTTTAATTATCAGACATTACGTCCAACATTATATTCTGAGTATGATGCTATGGATACAGACGCTATTGTAGCCTCTGCTCTTGATATTGTGGCTGATGAAAGTACATTAAAAAATGACTTTGGTGAGGTGCTTCAAATTAGAAGCTCAGATGAAAATATTCAAAAAATTCTATACAATTTATTTTATGATGTATTGAATGTTGAATTTAATCTTTGGCCATGGATTAGAAATATGTGTAAGTATGGAGATTTTTTCTTAAAACTAGAAATCTCTGAAAAATTTGGAGTATATAATGTTATTCCATATACTGCATTCCATATTGAAAGACAAGAAGGATATGATAGAGAAAATCCATCATCAGTGAGATTCATTTATACTCCTGAAGGATTTGCCTAGCGGATACGGGTATTATAATTTACCTAATAGTGATGCTAACAAAAATCATATTGTATTTGACAATTATGAAATGGCTCATTTTAGACTATTAACTGATATGAACTTTTTACCTTATGGTCGTTCATATATTGAACCAGCCCGTAAATTATATAAACAATACGCGTTAATGGAGGATGCTATGTTAATTCATAGAATTGTACGCGCCCCTGAAAAACGTATCCATTACATGAATGTAGGTTCTATCCCACCAAATGAGGTAGATACATTCATGGAAAAAACAATCTCAAAATTAAAAAGAGTTCCGTATACTGATCCTCAAACTGGTGAGTATAATTTAAGGTTTAATATGCAAAACCTATTAGAGGACTTCTATATCCCAGTTAGAGGAAATGATTCAGCTACTAAAATTGAAACTCTATCAGGACTACAATGGGATGGGATTCAAGACGTTAATTATTTAAGAGATAAATTATTTGCTGCCCTTAAAGTACCTAAAGCATTTATGGGTTATGATGAAAATCTTGAAGGTAAAGCTACATTAGCTGCTCAAGATGTTAGATTTGCTCGTACTATTGAACGTATCCAGAGAATTATTGTCTCTGAATTATATAAAATTGCTTTAATACATTTATATGTTCAAGGATATAGAGATGAAAATTTAACTAATTTTGAACTTTCTTTAACTACTCCATCTATCATATATGATCAAGAAAGAGTAGCATTAATGAAAGAAAAAATGGATTTGGCCACTCAAATTATGGAATCTAATCTCTTCCCCTCTGATTGGATATATGAAAATCTATTCCACGTTAGTGAGGATATGTATAATGAATATAGAGATTTGGTTACTGAGGATGTTAAACGTAAATTCCGCATCTCTCAAATTGAATCAGAAGGTAATGATCCTCTTGAAACAGGTAAATCCTATGGTACACCACATGATTTAGCCACTCTATATGGTAAGGGAAGATATGATGAAAATGGTAATTTAAATGTACCTGAAGGATACGATGAAAAGAAACCATTAGGCCGACCCAAAGAAAAAGCATCATTCATAAACACTCAAAATGATCCTATGGGTATGGATCGTCTTGGAACTAAAAGAATGAAATCTAAAGATAAAGACAACAGTCTAAAACCTAACTTTAATGGTAATTCCCCATTGGCTTTAGAAGATTTACAAAAGAAGTTTCCGAATAAAAAATTAATATTTGAAGAAGAGCAACGAGCTAATTCATTGCTAGATGAAAAAAATATTAAAGAATAACTCTTTTGTATATACATATAATAAATAAGAAGATAAATGGGTAAAATAAAACACTCTAAATTTAAAAATCCAGCAGTCATTTTTGAACTGTTGGTTAAAAAAATTACCTCTGAGCTTCTATCTAATAAAGAATCTGAGGCTGTAGGCATACTAAAACGAAATTTTACCAATACTGAATTAGGTAAAGAGTATAAATTATATGAGACTTTATTTAAAAATAAGCATTTAAGTGAAGCCAGAGCTAATACAATTTTAGAAACTGTATTAAGTTCTCATAAAAAATTAAATAAAACTCGTTTAAAGAAAGACAAGTATAATGTTATTAAAGAGATTAGAGAAAAATATAACATAGATGAGTTTTTTAAAACTCAAATATCTATGTATAAACCTTATGCCTCTTTATACATGTTAACTGAATCATACTCAGATGGCAGTTTTATTAATCCTGATAAAATTATTGCTAGTAAAGTAACATTATTAGAACAGTTAACTACTAGTAAAGTAAATGAAAATACAGTTAAGGAGGATGTGATGGAGGAATTAACTAAAGCTGATAAAGAAACTCGAATCCTTACTCAACATATTTTATTAGAAAAGTTTAATGAAAAATATAAAAATCTTTCAAAGAATCAAAAATTAGTACTAAAAGAATTCATTAATAGTGTAGACAACAAACCCTACCTAAAAACATTCTATAATACCAAGGTTAATGAAATTCAGTCTTATTTAAAAACTCATATTAATAAGACAAAAGATCAAATTCTAAGAATTAAACTAGAGGAAGTATCTAAGTATATTGTTGAATTAGACAAAAATACTAAGATAAATGATGAACATCTTATAGATTTAATGCAATACTATAGTTTAGTAGAGGAATTAAACATACCTATGAATGATGGCAAAGTACAAGTATAAATTGAATAATAAAATAAAAGAAGCTTCCACTACAGGGGGAAGCGCCTCTTTTACCCCAGGAACTGGGGGTCAATATGCTACTCCATTTGCCTTCAATAAAGATAAAAACGCTAAAGGTACCTCCCGTAATTACTATTATAAACTAGGGTTTAAACCTGTCCCAAATAAAATTAAAGGATCAGGCCTAGAAGTAAAAAAATTATATGAACAGGAACCTACAGATGCTGAAAAATTCCAACAATCTAGAATTGAGGCATTTGATGATATAGAAAAAAGAATAAATGAATTATTACCTATATTATCTAATGCTAAAAATCAAACAATAGAATATTACAATGATAACCCAACATCATTTGGTATTGTATTTCCTACTGACTTGGTTCAAGAATTAATTACTCAAATCGAAAAAATCATTAAAGGAGAAGAATAATATGAAATCTTTACAAACACAATACAATCTAATTAAAGAAGGAAAAGGCAATAAAGAAGTATTCGTTAAGAGTGCTAAAGCCCAATTTCCTACTATCCCCAATCATTACGGATTTAACGAGACCGTCAATGAACTAAAACATAAAAATATTTTAAATGAAACCATGTTAGGGATAGTTTCAGCCCAACCTACTACTCCTGACTGGTTTAAAATATTTAATGAATCCATAACTGAAGCCAAAGCTGAAGAGAAAAAACCAACCAAAGAAGTGGTTGATATGGAAACTAGAGGCTTTGATTATAAAGATAAGAAAAACATTGATAATGTTTATGGTGAGGAATTTTTAAAAGGATTTTATACTGAAATGAATGATCCTAAAAATAAGGATAAAACAGTAGAAGAATTAAAAGAAATTGTAGCTAAAAACTTAGCCAAAGATCAACTCCATTATGTTAAAGATGGTCAATTTGGAACCAAAGGAGTAGGGTATACTACAGAACATCCTGGATTAGGTACCCCAAAAGAGGCTAAAGGTAAGTATAAATCAAGTGGATATGGTGATTTAAAAGAAAATCAATCCACACGCTCAAAACCTGAGGATTTCCAAGTAGGAGATAAAGTAACTTATCTAGGAAACCCTGGTGTAATTACTGGTATTAATAAAGAAATGACAGGTGATATTACATATAATGTAGACTATGATAAAGGTGAAGGAAGAACTACAGTCACAAATGTTTGGTTTAAAAGTGGTGATATTGAACCTTTAGAAGTTAGTGAAAATACTTTAAAAGAAAACCAATCTAATCCTGAAGTAGATAAACTTTTAAAAGTTATGAATACTAAAAAAGCAGGACCAGAATATAAAAAAGCATTAATGGATTTAATAGCAATGGCTGAAAAAAAATCCAATAAAACTATTAATACTAAAAAAGAAGCATTACTTGCTTTAAATTATATTGAACCTTCTATTAAGGAAAATGAAAATACTTTAACGGATATTA